CCTCCTTTCCACAACCAACTGAAATCATTGTCGGTCAGCACTTGATACAAAATTTTGCCAATGCGGTCAGCCTGTTCTTCTTCGTGTTGAACATAACCAGCTTCTACCAGAATGCCATGAGTGATTTCATGGATAAGTGTTTGGTCCTCAATCTGCTGGCTGGCAGAGTCATCAAGCACAATCTTTCCTGTCTTGTACTCAATATGACCCCATTCACCAGACTTGCCTTGCAAATCAGGTTCTTTGCTGACTGTATAAGTAATTCCACCAATTTTGACAGTTTCCATACCTGGTTTCTTATCTCTGTTCATGTTTCCTCCTGTTTTTGGGTACAAAAAAAGCACTTAGATTTTCTCTAGGTGCCTATGCGTGAACAACTATACCATCTTCAGCTTCTTCTGACATCGCATGTATATAATCCTGAAATTCTTTAACAGCCCAATCAGGGGCATCTGGACTTAATTCAGTCCCATTGTCCCCATCTATCCAATATTTATATCCTTTAGGTGCGGTCAACATTTTTCAGTACCTCCTTCGCCTTTCTTTCAAAAATCACTCTAAAATCATTTGCGATTTCCCTTGGTGTTTCACCATAGGCTTCAGCAAATAACTCAGCGAATGTTTCTGTGTTACTACGTTGCTGCTTGTAATATTCACGAGCATATCCGCCCGTTAATTTACCAACTTCTGAAACTCTGTACTTGTCAGGGTTAGACTTTTCCAACTCTCTAAAAACATCGTCAGAAAATTGTTTTGACATAAGTTTCGACAATTGAAAATCAATATGGTGTCCGAACTCATGTATCATGATGTGTTCCGGAGAACTATTCTTAGAAAACCAACCTGATTTTATACTATATTCAACCGTATCTTTCAAAATATCTGCATTCAGGAACTTGCTAACATTTATCCCGAACTCGACCGGAGTATTTGAGTTTGCATAACGTGAATACCAAGCAATAGCTTGACCTGCTTTTGATTTTGTAATCGCTCTGACTTGAGGAATCTTTTCAGGAAGAGCTGTGTAGATTTTCTCAAAAGATTTTAAGATGGAGTATGTTTGTTCCAGCGCGAGTTGTGGCAACTTTGTCCTACTCGTTTCACTGATAGACATTCCAAACTCATCTGAAAGTCTTTTAATAAGTTCTGCCCTGTCAAAAGTTTCTTCGAAAACATGACGATTGAAGAAACTATCCTCTTCATCTTTAATTTTATCACTTTCATCACTGAAATCAAGCAATTTTCGGCTATTTTCAGTAATTTGTTTTTGATCTTCAGCTTCGGTTTGCTTATCCTCTCCCCAAACACCATTCGACGCTTCACGGTCAAGTGTACTGCCTCCAGCTTTATAGTTCATTTTTATATGGCCATAACTAGAACACCGGCAGTTGGGATGCATGGGGTACATGTTAACACCTTTTTCTACATCCTCAATCGGAATAGCTACTTTATCCAAAGGTCCACATAAATCACATGCTCCAGGCTCTGCCACGAAGATCATGTGAGTAAAGCCGTTATCTTTGAGCATGCTGTACTGCGTGTCAGCGTTAATCCTTGCAATCTCAGTCTTTAACAATCGTTTAGCATTCTGTTCACTGGTGCCGTATTTCTTGGCCAGGCGCTTCATTTCCTGCTTGTAACCCATCATGTCTGTAAAGATACGGTTAAGCGAACCAAACACCTCTCTCTGAAGCGTGGCACGAAGTCCAAGACCGCCCCATACTCTAGCAGAAAATTTCTGACCGTAGAAATCAGCGTCTAAAACGCTCTGCATGCGCTTTTTCGCTCCGCTGGATGAAATACCTAAAATACCTGCTTGACGCTTGTATTCGTTCAAATATTCATCTGTCCGTGCCTTATCAAAGACCTCGTTAACCTCAGCAGTCAAATTTTGGATTTCAAGAGTTAATTCTGCTTTCAAAAGCTCCAACCGACTGACTTTCATCTTGAGGTTATAGACTTTGAGCCATTCATTCGTTGCATGACTAAAATCTTTCTCTTTGACAGCCTTGGCAGCCTTATCAGCAAACTTGGTCACATCCATTTCAGAGACACGCTTCATGGCTTCCTGCTTGGTCAGACCTTCCCTTCTGGCATATCGCATGTAAAAGCCGTCAATTTCCCTTTGCATACGGTCAAATGACTCTTGATAGATTTGTGCCAATACCTTGTCACGATCCAGGTCACGCTTCATCAGCTCAGCTTGGGCTTTTCGCTCTGCATTATACCGCTGATTACTTGTTATCCGCTTGTCCGTCATCTGACTCACCTACAATCTGGCCAACTTCAAGATCACTGGAACCGCCCTGTTTCAAAATCCGACCTTGTTCTGTCTTGTAGTCGGTAAAGCTAGCATTTTCCATGAGCGTTTCTTGAGAAATCTCACCGCCTGCTTCAATGTAGGCCTTGATTTCCGTCCAAACATCTTGAGGGATATTAGGGTGGAAAGTAAAGGTCAACTTGTTAGCTTCAATCACTGGGGCGCTGATGGCTTTGTGAATGTTGCTGATAAGTTCATACCTGCGACGCAAAGCCTTTGTGAAATAGGTTTCCTTGTCTTTTCTGACCTGTTCTAAACCAATCATCTTGTAAAGCAGGGCAATACCTGATGATGTGGAATTGAAACGGTCATCATCAAGATTTGGGATTCTACTAAAACGGTGAATATCATTTGCAAGGCGATTTTTATAGGCCTCTGTGCCGTTGACATCATACTGTTTGTAAATGTAGTCAGCGTCCGCTGTTGTCTGTTGACCTGTTTGAGAAATTCCAGTCTTCAAAAGAAGCATGTTTGCATCTTTCATTTTGGCTGCACTTTCTGGGTCAAGGTTGATACTGTCAAGATCTCCCTTAATCAACAAAAGAGCATCATTCAGGTCACTCATATAATTAGCCGTGTCTGACTGGCCAGCATCATAGGCATCTATCAAGGAGAGTTCACTTTCATAATCTCCCATTCGGAAACGGTTGTTCCACCATTCGACTACTGGCACATCATTGTAGCTGTGTTTGTTTGCACCTTCCGAAACCAACCTCACTGCGTTGTGAGAAAATGGCTTGTAGGTGATGACCTGGTCCTTAGTATAGACGGTCATATTGACCTTATTGTCATAGACTGGCAAATGCACCGCTGCAATGATGTTCTGTTCAACAGTCAAATCACGTATGACAAACATTTCAAGTGGACTAATTAAGACCACACGATCAACCTTGTCCTTGTCTCTGAAATGATATTCATAGGCCCTGCCATAAACCGAGGCATCAAATGCCAGATCACTGTTTAGGGCATTGATGTCATTTTGCCACTCAATTTCTTTGAGGGTGTTGAGTTGCTCATCGTTACCATCAATTAACCCTAGGGTCACGGGATTTCCAATGACGTAGCTTGTAGCGAAACTGGAGATATAACCACCCCACTTATGTCTTACTCGGTAATCTGCCTTTTCATCATCAAGGCGACGGTGTCCAGCCAAAATGCTGAAATTGTCCCCTTGAGCATATGAAGCAAGAATCTTCAAGCGATTCTTCTGACTACCAAAAAAGGCTGCCAGCATATCCCTGAAAGCCTTCCTACCCTTGTCAGTATTCAGCAGATCATCAGAACTGCTGAACCTGAATTGTTCATTTGCCAGGTTATCAAAAACCAGGCTGTCACTTCGTGTTTTCGTCACGGTGTCAATGCCGTGTTCAAATTCGTTTACCTTGTCCACTGCTTACCTCCTGAACAGTCTATTGATTTTCTTGATTGTCTTATCAACGTCCAAGTCTTTCTTAGCCTGGTAAATTCTATCTTGAATAGCATACCTAATTGCATCTAGGCAGTGGTTATAGCTATCAACTGGCTCATTGATATACTCATTTGTTTTCTTGTCCTTCTTCCATGTGTAGTTTTCCAATTCTTCAATGGTCTTGACGCACCTTTCATCAACTATGATGTCATACTGCAAAATGTACTGGATGCCTTGCATGACCGAGCCTGGACCTTTCAATGCGTCAATCACTCTGCTGATACCACGGTTTCGCAATTCCTGATTGGATTTCTTTTCCGCTGAGTCAGCCCTGATTTCTTCCTTGCCATAGCCCAGGTTTTGAATGGCCTCAGCTATCTTGTCATTGGTCAGGTTCTTTCTGACGTATTCTTCGATGATGTAGAGCTTTCTGTTTTCGTCATCAATCTTGACATGCAAAAATGCTGAAGGGTCATTGATGAAGCCATAGTCCAGACCAAAGTAAGAGGGCAGATGTGCCAACTTGTCTTTATTGAGTAGCCTTTTTTCATACTTCGGAAACACCAACTTGTCCAGGGTTGCAAATTCCCCCAGGGCATAGATTTTGTAATAAGCTTCATTCCTGTTAGCAAGCTCCTCGATATTCTCCTTTGTCACATCGTCTAAGAAACGATTGTCTTTGTAGGTTGTTTGGTAGATAACTGTGTTTTTGGGACGCTTAACAAAAAACGCATTAAAAACCCAATTCACTTTAGAAACTGGGTTGAACATGAGATAAATTTGTTTCAGTTTGTGCTTGCGATCACGTAAACGAAGAGTAAGCTGCGTGTAATCATCCAAGGTAAACTCAGACGCTTCTTCCATGACCACATCTGAAATGCCCTTGATAGATTTGATTTTTTCAGGGTTATCCAACCCCTTGAAAATGAACTGTGCACCATTTGGCAACTCAATCCGATAGGCTGAATTGTTGACCTTGCACTTGTCTAGCAAGTCCCAAGCGTCCAAGCACTGTTTGACATCCTCAAAGATTGAGTCATAGACCGTTGAACCAACCTTGCGTAAAAACAGAACCTTGCGAGGATGCTTCCAGTCTTTGCAAGCCTTGTAAACAACCTTCTGAATAACACCGTGACTCTTACCAGATGAAGCGCCACCGTAATGAACTTCAGTAAAAGTTGAGTAGTCATTGAGCTTATCATAGATATGCTTGTTGAAGACCCTGCTAGGATATGGGATTGAGATTTGAATACTTAGCTTTGGTCTAGTCTTCGTCAGCATCCCACTCACCTACCTTGATTTCAATCGTTCGTTGAGTGATTTCTTGCTTATCAACAAATAGACCATAACGCTTACCTAGATCAACGGCAGCACTTTTCCTAGTTGCAACGCTAGGTTTAACCATTGCAAGCCTTTGAGTGCCTTCACCGTCCAAGACTAGCAAAGGCTCAGTGACCTCCCCACGCATGACAGAGGTTAGGAACTCTAGGACTTCCTGCTGATCTGCAACTCGTTCAGACTGCAACTTTTCCAGCTGTTCATCTATATAGGCAATGTGCCTTTCTATCTTTTTTGGGTTGAAGTTGTTCTTTTTTGAATTCTGGGCCCG